TGATGACCGTACTGTTAAGTCTGGTTTGATTGGTAACGTCTACGGTGTTGACATTTACGTTTCTAGTAACTGTCCTACGATTGAGACTAACGTTCGTGGCGCTCTGTTCTTCCACAAGGATGCTATCATCCACGCGGAGCAGATGAATGTACGTTCGCAGACTCAGTACAAGCAAGAGTACTTGTCTACTCTGTACACCGCTGACACCCTGTATGGTGTTCAAGTGTATCGTCCTGAAGGTGGCTTAGTACTAGCTGTCTTTGACGAGTAAGACCCTTAGCCCCTTCGGGGGCTTTTCCTTTTTTTGTTTGCTTTGAGGATAGCTTATGCCTATTTATAGGGGTGATGGAGGTTCAGGTGATTCGTCTACGGACGCCTATGCTTCACAGATTGCCCAGTACGCACAGACAGCTACTGAGAAAGCAAACGAAGCTTCGGTCAGTGCAACGGCGGCTGCTAATAGTGCCTCTGCTGCTGCTGGTTCGGAGTCTGGCGTGGCCGCTGATGCTGCTGCCGCCAACCAAGCAAAGTTAGACGCTCAAGCTGCACAGGCTGCTGCTGAGACCGCCGAGACAGGCGCCGAGACAGCCGAGACAAACGCAGGTACACAAGCCACGGCTGCTGCTGGAAGCGCAACTGCTGCTGCATCTAGTGCAACCTCTGCGGCTTCGTCGTCAGGTACGGCAGCTACTAGTGCGTCACAGGCTGCTACGGCAGCAATCTCTGCTAGCTCTAGCGCATCATCGGCATTGTCAGCATCTTCGGCAGCTAACTCTAGCGCAACCAATGCAGCTTCTAGCGCAATTGCTTCTGCTAACAGTGCAACTGCTGCCTCAACGTCAGCGACAAACGCAAGTACATCAGCAACAAACGCTGCTGCTAGCGCGGCTGCTGCACAAGCTGCACAAGAAGCTATTGATGGTTTGTACTTAGGCGCACAGGCGTCTGACCCTACCGTTGATCTAAACGGTGATCCTGTTACAGCAGGTGATTGGTACTTTAACACAACTTCTAATTTAAGCCGCGTTTACAGTGGTTCATCTTGGGTTAACACAGCAAACGTAGGTACAGTAACCAGTGTTTCTGGCACAGGTTCAGTTAATGGAATTACACTTACAGGGGCAGTAACATCTAGTGGCAGTTTAGCGTTAGGTGGTTCTCTAGTTTCTGTTAACGGAGGCACATACTAAATGACTACTATTATTACTAAGAATGGCTCAGGTGCGCCCACAGCAGGGCAGTTAAGTGAAGGCGAACTCGCAGTAGACTTGACTAACAAAGAACTTTACACCAAGTCTGGATCAACTGTTATAAAGATTGGCGCTCAAGGCGGCTCAACAGGAACCTTTACGGATCTTACTGCAACCTCAAGCTTTACGTCTCCCGGTATCGACGACAACGCAACGTCTACAGCTATCACTATTGATAGCAGTGAGGACGTAGGCATCGGCACAACCACGCCTGACACCATACTGCATCTCAAGGACAGCATCCCTATCCTCACCATGGAACACGATGCTGGTCAATCGGCGCGCCTCTACTTTGAAGATGCGACTGACGGCGGGTGGGGCGGTATCAAAGCTAGATACGCCTCAGGCGGTTCAGTGAAAGAGATAGCGATAGCTCCCGCCAGCGCAACAGGCGACGCTCGCTATGGCGGCCTGTCTGTAACGCCAACCAAGGCAACCATCGGCGGGGATTTCCAGCAAACCAATCTAGATGTGGTGGGACAAGTCTCAATCGAAGGTACTTACCCTGCTTTGGACAGCCGAACACCGGGTCAGCTAGGCTCTCGCCTTGTTACAACCGGCAACAACATGCTCATGTCCAACTTGACCTCCTCGGGAACTTATGCCGCAGACATCTACAAGGTGGGCCTATCTGAGACTGGTCCTACTAGACACACATGGACAACTTCTTCTGCTGGGAGCGCCATGGTGCTACTGGATGGTGGAAATCTCGGTATTGGTACGACTGCTCCGCAGACGAAGCTACACGTAACGCAATCAGTAGAAGACGGCAGTGACGGTATACGACTAAGCCGTAGTAATGGGCTTGGGACTTTCACCCAGTGGGTTAGTGGCGCCTCCTCTTGGAGTCTCGGCTACTCTAATCCAGCTACTACCGACCCTACTACAGCTACCTTGACTGTAATGAATACTGGTGCAGTGGTGATAGGTAAGACTGACGCCTCCACTAATGTAAACGGGGTGCAGTTCGACACATTAACCGGATGTGGTCGGATAATAGCCTCTAAGTCCGAATCAGGTACTCGAGATTCGCTGATGAACTACCACAACTTCACTTACGTCGGTGGGGTTAGGTACACAGACACAGCAACCTCGTTCCCTACGTCATCAGATGAGCGCCTGAAGGACAACATCGTAGATGCCCCTGCTGGTAACATCGACGACCTCAAGGTTCGATCATTCGACTGGAAGTCTAACGGTGAGCATCAGGAATACGGCTTCGTGGCTCAAGAGCTTGAACCTGTAGCACCCTACGCTGTAAGCAGCTGCGGTACTGAAGACGCTATGTTGGCGGTGGACTACAGCAAGCTTGTACCTATGCTGGTCAAAGAGATACAAGACTTAAAAGCCGAAGTAGCGGCACTCAAAGGAGCATAAAGAATGACAAAAATTATATGGACAGTTTCATCCCTAGACTACGAAGTATCTAAAGATGGTCTAGACAACGTAGCCACTGTAGCCCATTGGCGCTGTACAGGTGTAGATGCAGACGGTAACGTAGGTTTGGTTTACGGCACCAAGGCGTTGCCAGAGCCTTCTTCGGATAACTTCATGCCTTGGGACAGCATCACTGAGGAAACTGTATTAGGTTGGCTCGTAGCTGACATGGCTACAAACAAGATGGATGACACACCTACTGAGCAAGAGTCTATAGAAGCCTCTGTACAGGCGCAGATTGATGAGAAAGCCAATCCTACTCGTGGCACAGGCGCTCCTTGGGCAGCATGAAACTCTTGGCAGCTCTAGTACTCGTGTTACTCACTGGATGCTCAGGTACACTACGAGAGAAATCTACGGTGTGCTTGGGGTTCTGTTCGCACACTGAAATTGAAACTGAGACTCAAACAAAGGACATTAAAAAATGAAGGCATTAACTTTCCTATTAGTTTTAGTTGCTTTTACTGCGTCTGCTGCTGAACTTTACTTAGAGGACGGTACAGTAATTAACTTGCCTGTAGGTTCTAAGGTTTATGTTAATGATAATACTGTATGGTCGTTTACTAGGTTTGATGAAGGCGGCTTCGACATTCGACCTTTGACGCCTCTGGTAGAAGTAACAGAAGTTTGTCAAGACTCAGGGTTTACCTTTGGTGGTGGCTCTGTTGTTTGCACAGAAGAGGTGGTTGTAGAAGAAGAATCAGAAGAAGCCTGTGATGGGTTTACCTTTGGCGGCTCTGGTGATTGTTAGTCGTGGAAGTGAGTGAGTTCAGAATAGAGCGCATGGAAAAGGCTTTGGACAAAGTGTGCGAGGCCGTTAGTCAGATTGCTGTAGTTGACGAAAGGCTCTTATCGTTACTCAACAGAATGGAGCGTTTTGAGAAGCGCCTCGACGAGCAAGAAGATAAAGTTATTGAGTTGTCAGAAGATGTCATTCTTAACTCAAAGCTAATAAAGACTAGCGAAAGATTCTTTTGGATAGGTGTCAGTGCCGTGGCGTCGTTTGTTGTTTACATGGTGCGTTAATGCTAGAACTATTGATCGGACCAGTTACATCTCTACTTGATAAGTTCATCCCTGACTCAGATGAAAGGAATAGGCTTGCCCATGAAATATCTACAATGGCTGAAAGACACGCTCAAGAGTTGGCTAAAGCCCAGATTGCGGTTAACAAAGAAGAAGCTAAAAGTTCTTCTCTCTTTGTTTCTGGGTGGCGTCCAGCGGTTGGGTGGGTTTGTGTCAGCGGAATGGCATTTAATTTTATCTGCGTCCCTCTTGGGAATTTTACCCTTACTCTATCTGGTGTGGATGTTTTTTTGCCGTCCTTGGATTTGAGCCAGATGATGCCAGTGCTTATGGGCATGTTGGGCTTAGGAGCTATGCGTTCCTTTGAGAAAGCCAAAGGCTGTGCGAGGGATAAGTAATGGCATATAATCCTGACTGGGAACCTATAAGAAATAAGCTAATGAACGCTTACGCTAATACGTGGGCGGATTTATTTGAAGACGCTGTTAATGTAGCTTATGGTACTCAGAATGCGTCTATTGATACAAGCTATCAACCCGGATTCTTAGCTAGCCTATATGCCTCTGGAGACCTAGATGCTCAGACTCTTGCGTACTACATAGATTATGTGGATCCGCAAGGTAACTTGTTTATGAGCGTTCTTAATCAAATGGGTGTTTATGACAAGTTTGCTAAAGAGTTGTTTGATACGAAGTGGACTGAAGACGCTGAATACAACATTAGTTACTGCGAAGAGAACGGCTGTCGTGATGAAGCTATGCAGCGTTTCTACGACAAATGGAAAGCCTCAGGCGAGCCTACTACTAAAGATGGTATGTTGTCTGACGAACAGTATGACGAATGGTTAGCAGAGCAGCCTGTAGATCCGGGTCCTGAGCCTCCTGTTGATCTTTATCAAGCAGTCAAAGATGCCGCAGGGATTGAAGACCTTACTGACGAAGACATAGATGTTGTACAAAGTATAATAACAAAAGTTAAAGGTGCTGTACCTACCGATATAGAATCTGCTCAAGAACTCATAGTAGATATATTAAAATCTACTGTTATAGGTTCTGCAATAAAAGATTGTCAGACTTGGACAGGCCAAGTAGAAGACCCAGAAACTTCTGAGATATACGATGGTTGGCAAGATTGTGTTAATGTAGGAGCTGTTTTATCAATACCCGGACTTGACATTCCTATGCCTCCGGGCATGGTTGATTTGTCTGTAAGAGACTTAATTGTACTTGTTCAGGACGCCGGAGAATCCTTTGAGGACTTTATTCAAGACCCTACAGGGTGGCTAGAAAATAAAATAGAAGAAGCAGCACAGGCTGTAATGGACGCTTGGGAAGGTATAACAGACCCTAAAAGCTCTAACGGTTTGTTTGATATTCTTGTAGACTGGGGGGGCGATGTACTAGCCGGTGTAATCTTTAGTCAAGTTAAAGATCAGATAGATACTGAGAATCCTTTCCTGTTAGTAGAGGGCGACTGCCTTACAGACTCAGCGTACAGGGAAAAAAACCCTGACGAGTGCCAACAGTTTTTAGTAGACTGTAGCGCACAGTTTGGTAAAACAGGCGGTTTCGTACCTTCAGCAGCCGAGTGTGGAACTTGTGAAGACCCTGACTTTACTCCTACGGGGCCTGACGGCGCGTGTGTAGACCCAGACCCTAATGACTGCGCGGGACAGAAGAAGACTCTTAATAGCGATGGAACTTGTGGTGAATGTTTAGATACATCCCAGAAGGATTTTGGTCAAGGCTGTGTAGCTGTTTGTCAGTACGACGAAAACCTCCCAGCAGACTCTCCTGACTGTAAGGAACCTTGGACTGACGACGGGCCTACTGAGGGCGAGTGTACAACCCAAGGGCGTTTACATGTACCCGGAGATGCCTCTACAGAGACCGCTAGCGCCTGTGGTGATTGCTTACCTACACATACAGAAGAGGACGGTACTTGTACAGAATGGACTGACGGTGGTCCTACAGAAGAAGAGTGTACTGAGCAAAACAGAGTCTATAGGCCTAGCAATGGGACAGGGAAGGATAGTTCCTGTGGTGGTTGCTTGGGAGGCTTTGAACTTGGAGGAACAGAGGGAACTGAATGTGTACCAGAAGGGGTTGAGGAGCCTTGTACCGGTAATCAAATTAGGAACGAGGAAACTAGGGAGTGTGAAGACCCACCGCCTACCTTTGAAGAAGGACAGCCTTGTACTACTGAAGACGGCAAGGCAGGAACTTATGACTCCGAAGGTGGCTGTGTTCCTGACTGGGAAAACACAGGACCTTCTGTAGACGACTGCGCAGCCTTGGGTAAAACACACATATCTGGCGATCCCTCGGAACAGCAGGCTAGTGAATGTGGCGGGTGTATAAACCCTACATGGGATCCTGTAGGAGCCAACGGTGAGTGTGTAGCTCCGGAGTGTGATGAAAGCACTTTTAAAGAAGAAGTAACAGAAACAACTACAGTACCTTACGGAACAGCAGCGAGACCACAGGCACCTACGTATACAGAAATAAACGGTGTGTGTACTAAAACTACTTATGAGGTTGTTGTCGCAGATCCTACACAAGCAGACTGTGAAGCCGAAGGTAAAGTCTTGGGTGAAGGTAGACGAGGTAAGACTTGTGTTGAGCCTCCTGTAGAAGAAACATGTACGAACGGAGCTATAGACGCGCCAGAGTGTAAGGACTGTGGGGATGGCTCTACTCCAGATCAACACGAAAACAACGACTGTGGGAAGCCTCTTAAGGTTACAGATGATACATGTGGTCCTGATACGTTTACTAAAGAAAGAACAGTAGAGGTATCTGTAGGTTACGTAGATAAAGTTCAGGACCCGACTACTGAGTATAAGGTAGAAAACGAGGAGTGTACAAAAGTAACTACAATTTACGTGTCTGCTCCTAATCCCGAGGTTGTAAACTGTGGTGACGGCAAGCCTCCTGAAAGTGAGGAAGGGTGCGTGGAGTGTCCAGAAGGTTCACGTTTTTCAAGCGCTTCTAGTTTAGCAGCTTGTGGTGCTCCTCCACCTCCCCCACCTCCCCCACCTCCGCCACCTCCGCCTCCTCCGGTCTGTGGTGATGGTAAACCTCCTGAAGGTGAGGACGGGTGCGTAGAGTGTCCGGAAGGTTCACAATATACTAACGCTTCTAGTTTAGCTGCTTGTGGTGCTCCTGTAGAGTGTAACGCAGAGAATGTCACATCTCAAGTTAACTTAACTGAGACTGTACCATTTGGTGATCCGATACCTGACCCGACGACAACTTACGAGGGTAATGGTACTCAATGTGTTGCTACTACGACAACTTATGTGGAGGGTCCTAACCCTTGTGCAACCATTGACGACAGTAATTACGAAGAATGTGGTTACGATAAATGCGAAGAGGGTAGTGAATCCCCTTACGTTAAAGACGGCGCAGAGTGCATAGCTTCTGTAGTAGAGTGTACAGACCCTAATAGAAACACAAACGAAGACGGTAGTTGTGCAGAAGGGTGTAAAGAAGGCTATAGGCTTCAACCGGGAGAGGGTGGAGAAACTCTCTGCTTACCTCCTCAGATCGTGTGTTGGGATAACACCTTAGCGTTCACAGAAGGCGAGTGTCCTGAGGAGCCTCAGATTGAATGTTGGGATGGAGAAATAGTCAATGACGAATCCAAGTGCTCTCCGGAGCCTAATGAGGTAGACTGTGAAGCAAAAAATAGGGTACAAAAGACACCTTATGAGTGCGGAGAGTGTCTTCCTAACTTTAAGCTTGAGGGCGGCTTGTGTGTTGCTCCACCTGAATGTAACGCTGATACTGCTACGGCTCAAGTTAACTTAACTGAGACAATACCTTTTGGTGATCCTTTACCTGATCCCACGACAACTTATGAAGACGACGGTACTCAGTGTGTTGCAACTACAGTTACCTACGTCAACGAAGAAGGCACTTGTCAGCAAAGAGGCCTTATAGAGTACGAGGGAGAGTGCTACGATTGTACAACTATAGATAAGGACAACTTTAGGGCTTGTAACGGTGTTCCTTGTGGTAATGGCGTATTTGCAAAAACACAAGAAGAGTGTCCGTCTACAGACGTATGTAGTGGCGATGGCTTGTATCCTGAGGAAGGTAAAGAGTGTGTAACTTGTCCAGCTAACACACCAAACGCAGGTAAGTCAATGTCTACTTTGGCAGCCTGCGGCGAGCCTATTATAGTAGGCCCGGAGTGTGAGGACCCTCAGACTGACGAAGAGAAGTTAGAGTGTGGTTGGGTAGAGTGTCCTAACGGTGGGATAGCCGAGAACTTAGAAGCCTGTGGTGACACAACTGTAACTACTTGCTTAGACGAGACAGCAAACAACTTTAATGAAGAAGGCCCTTGTGTCTACGGCCCTGTAGAAGATATTTGTGAGAACGGTGCTATAGACTACCCTGAGTGTACTGAGTGTGCTGATGGTAGCCTACCTGACTTTGAAACAGGGTGTGCTGAAGGTCCAATAGAGGATCCCTGTGATGACCCTGTGTACGCCGCAGAGAACCCAACAGAGTGTACCTCAGGACCTGACTGCGTTGACTGTACGTGTCCTGAGTACGCCGCAGCTAACCCTGAAGAGTGCATAGGTACTCCTCCTCCTACTGGGGGTGGCGGTGGTGGCGGTGGAGGAGACCAAGGAAAGAT